GAAAATATTGTTTCACCAGTGGTGGACGAAACGTATTCACAACCCCAGAAAACACCTACAAGACCTACAGTGCCACCTGTTGCCGCGCCAACTTTATCAATGAAACCAGTTGATAGCGGGATTACAGGTGAGCCTTGAAAGATCGTGTTTGTGTTTCCGGCTGCTATACGATACTCTGTCGCACCAGTGGTGTTAGCAGCCTGACCGACTACTCCAATCGGACGAAGTCCGAATGCACCGTTAGTGTTTGCCATAGTAGCAATCCTTTATGTTAATCGGAGTCGCGTTCGCGGCCTCCGAAGGTTACACGACTTTGCCGACTATTAGAAATCGGCATTGAAGGATGTTGTTCCTTCATCAAGTCCTGATCCACAGCAGTCATTTGTTCTCGGGTTCGGCCCCCGTAATACTCGTTTCTTTCATGCGCTGTCTCTTCAGGTATGCGACACAACATCAGACCACCTTGTCCAATCACTCCCTGATATTTGCCATCATCGATGACAGGAGCTTCATAGTCTGGATATTCATCTGCACGGACGGGTTCCCATCCTTCACGTAGTTTGGCGTGGACATTCATTTTGTCCTCCTCGCCACGCATAGCAACTCTTATCCAACGATGCACATATCCTTCGGGAGGATTTGGTGCTTCAAGGTGACTGGGCGGTGCCCATGGTTTTCTACGAGATTCACTATCTCGGGTAGTTTGAGCGCGTGGTTTTCTATCAGTCATTACTTAATCCTTTACATACTTCGCATATTCCTCAAGAGGAACATTTAGCTTTTTTGCAATAGCGATCTGCGATGGTGATAGTTTCACGCTATTCTTACGCCCCTGTTTTGGATTGCGAGATGCAGATGAACCAGCAGAAGCGACCTGATTCGATCCCGATTTTTTCGCTGCTTGAAACTTGTTCGGAAACTCCGAACGCAAGCGACGATCAATTTCACTATAATACTCATCGCTGTTCGGGTCAAACCCTTCTTCTTCGATAAGCTTTCGGTGAATACCAAACGTGGCGTAAGTCATGACTTCGTCTTGACCAAACCACTCATTTTTTTCAGCCCAGTCTTTAGCTTTTGGATCAGGCTTTGCTTGTTGTTGTGGAGCCGCTTGTTGTTGCGGCTCAACCTGTTGCTGTTGAGGTTGTTGCTGTACTGCAACACGTTCATCCGCTTTTTTCTTAGCAAGCTCGTAGCGATCAGATTCTGCTGTTGCTCTGGCAAGAGCTTCTTGCGCAGCGGTAATTGCATCAGCGTCTCCTGACTCATAAGCTTCCTTGAACACACGTCGTGCAGCCTCTAATTGGCTTTCTACTCTTGCACCTTGTTCATTCAAATATCCAGAGTCTAAACTTTCAACACGAGTTTTAAGTTTCTGATTTTCTTGCATCAACTGTTCAGCCATACGCACGGCTTCTTCTCGTTGAAGCTGCTCATTTCTGTAACGATCATTCAGTTGTTTGATGCGTTTTTGAACACCCTTAGAATAAGTTTCTAACTCTTCTTCTTGCGTTTGTTCTTTAGGTTTTTCTTCTTCGACTGTTTCTTCTACAGCCTCTTCAGTTGCAGCTTTAGCCTCTGGTTCAGGATCTGTTTCGATAAAAACTTCCTGTCCTTCTTCCTCAACTTCTACTTCTGGTTTTTCTTCTTCATACGTGTTTGACATCTGTTGGCTCCAAAATTGTAGCAATTACCTCGTCGTCATTTATGATGCGGACTTCTCCACCATCAATCTTGAAACGAGAACCTGAATACCGACCAATGCATACCCATTGGCCTTGTTCGCACCAAGGTTGTCCCTCTGGTCCAAACTTATCTGGGTCTTTGTAAGCTAACGGTCCTAATTTAAGAACGTAGGCAACGACAGTTGCTACTGCCTCACGTTCACGTACTTCGTCTGGTACAAACAAACCACCCGCTGTCTTAGATGAACCCTGATACGGCATAACTAAAAGTCTCCAACCAGTGGGTTGAGGAAGCCGTTCAAGTAATGATTTATCTAAAAGAGAAGGATCTAGTTCACGTTTGCCAGATTCCACGAATGCATTTTCAACAGAGGGACTGTCCGCCTTGGCGTCTTGTCTTTCTTTGTTTACTTGTTTTGCAACGTGGTCAGGAAGATATAAAGTCTTCGACATCGTCTGCATTTTTCTCCAACAGGGTCTTGATTTCTTCTCGAGCGAAAGAGAGACCCCGTATCTCTCCCACCGTCATTTTGTATTGCTCCCAGTTCTGAACTGAACCATGAGAAAGAGCGGAACCTAAATCTTTTTCCCGCTCTTCTAATTTTTTATACATATATTTACATATGTCAACAATATCCATTAATATGTTTTTCCTCGACTAGGATCGTCCCTGACATCAGCAATACGACCACCTTCACTAAATGTTTGTGGTCTTGATGGTGGTATAAGAGACTCTGTAAGAGGACGACGTTTAGGTTTCATCTTCTTTTTTTCTTTTGGTACTAACAGTTGATCGTCTGCTTCAGGGGGACTTACGTCAACAAACTTAAAACTTTTCTTTGGTGATGGAGGCATTGCCATGGTATTCTCCTTTAATTTAACCACTTATAGATTTTATGGGTTTCTTTTTGACGATGTTTCAACCCGTTATACCCACCGTTTACTCTTTTCGTAATGGTTTTAATAACCTCATCGTTAACACCTTCGTCACATATTTCCCACAGTTTGTTCCTGTGAAAAAACCAAATGGCACTTTCCATCGGATACTTAGACGCCATGAGATCTGGATCTTTCATGACCTCTGGTAAATCCATGTCCGCTGCAAACTGAGAGTAGTTGTTTTTGCCTGTGCACTGGAGAAAGCCACGTCCTCGCCACAAATATCCTTGTCCATCATTACCCATACGACCACCATAAACACGGTCAGCAAGTGCCTGTGGGTTTCTTTTGCACGTTTCCGCCTCACTCTCAGATTCAAAATACTTACCAAATACTTTGAGAATAGCTTCCGTGGAGTAGTTCAGGTTTTCTTCAGTGTATTTAAACGTACCGCTTTCATGCACAAGCTGCCCAAGAAAATGCGCTCCGCGCTCTGGATTCAAAGCGTAGTGGTGACAAATCTTTTTTGCAGTATTGGGGCCAAACGCACCATCAGGTGTAGCTCCAATCTTTTCCTGTAAAGTTTTAAGTGCTTCACTCATCACTTCTTACCTTTTATAACTTTCTTTAGTTTCTTTGCCTGACTAGCATGAAGCTTAGAAGCTTTGTTCAAACCCTTGATAACTTTTTTCACCGTAGCTTTTTTCTTTTTATTTAATGTCATTATTCTACAACCTCTTTTGATCCACAAACACGTTCATACACCATATCATCTATATAAGCTTCTGCCCATTTATTTTCAGTGAAGGTACAGAATGCCCACAAATCATTCACGTCAGCATTTAGAAGATCTATAATGTCTTGCTGCGCTGATACTTGACCCTGAAGATGTTCTATATCGTGAACGATGTTGCTTATATACCACACCAAACCAACTAATTGCACCGCCATGGCAAAAACCAGAGCTACTGGTATCTTTAAATCACCCATGATTACCTCTTAAAAAACTTTTGTATTCCTCTGACACCAAACGATGCAGAGATTGCTATGCCTAAGCTGTAAAAATACCAGTCTGGTGCCTTGGAAAGCTGTTCAAAACCCCGATCAACCCAACCCTCTGCACCTGGAATCCAACATAAAATTAATGGAATACTTAAAATAATTACAAAATATTCGTCCTTCCAACTCGACTGAGAGCCTTGCGCCATTATACGCTCCCAATCTGCAACAGAAGTCTCTTTACTAAGCATAATCTTTGCTTTGGCTTCGGCCTCTGTGAGTTTTAGCTTTGCACTTGCAGCTTGTGCTTGTGACTTTGCATCAAGCCAACTTCCCGCTAGATTGGCTATCGGCCCTATGAATGACTGTAACATTAATTA